ACTTTGGCTGTTGCCCCGGAACCATCGCAGCCGCCAATCGGTCAACTGCACCCTGATATATTTTCTCATTCGGAGTAACACCAGTAGGTCCATATTGGTTCTTAACAAATTCCAAGTTCTGTTCAGCAAAACCAACTTCATCAGCAATGTTCGTAGTAGCACGTCCCTTAATCTCAGGTAATGCCTTAGTTCCTTTTCGCAACGAAACCAACAAATCTTTAACTTGGAAACCATTCACAGGAACACCATTAACTATGTAAGTTCCATCACCAGAAGGACCAGCTTCCAAACTGTCCTGCAAAGTCTTAATCAATGTTGCTGCGTTAATATTAGATTTCGCAGCCGTAGGTGTAACAGAAACGGTACGCATTACTTCAGAATCTGGACGAGACCGAAGAGGATTCTTCGCAGAATAATCTGCAAGGTTCTTGTTCATACTAGGAAAAAAATAATCAACAGCATCTTTATCCAACGTGCCATCAGGTGCAATCAAAGAATAACGTTCATCCCTAGATGGAAGACCCTTCGTAGATTCAATCGGCGCATACTTCTGTTCAAGCTCAGTGAATGCGTCACGATACTTGTTGTAATCACCAACAAAACCTTCAAAGATTTTCCTGTATCCTTCTGCATCTTTCACAGAAGGATTCAATCCCTGACCCTTGGATATATATTCATCAATTATCGTAGAAACCTGTGGGTCATACAACCCCACACCTTCAGTAGCAGCCTGTGCAAGAGTAGAAATCAATCCAGGCTCACCAGAAATCGCGGAAACTACGTTAGGCATGTACTGATTACCAAGTCTATTAGCCTCGGCCTCAGTCATCGAAGGACGAGGTGTACCAGTCTCAGGAGCAAAAAGTTCCTCAAGTTCTTTTTCAGTCCAACCAGCATTACTCAAGTACTTCTTAATCAATGCCAACTGTTGGGCAGATGGACCAGTAGGTGTAGGTTTCTCAGCCATTATCGTACTCCTACAAACCCTGAACCAAAGGAACCCAACCCAGCCAAACTCGCTTGCAAATCTGCAAGAATGTCTGGACTCAATCCAAAAGATTGTGGCTTGGCAGCATTAGGGTCAACACCCAAAGTAATCAACAACTGCTTAAGCCGTTCATCTTCTTGTGATTGGTCAGAGTCAATACCTGACAACTGAGCCAACAAATCTTGCGTAATCTTGTTCTTGGCTGCAGTCGCAGCTCCCTTCGCACCAGTAACGTTGGAAGCGTTCATGGCAGCAAGCTGTGACAAAGCGTTAGCACTACCAGACCTAGCCTCTGTCATACGAGAAGCATCAGAGGAAGTAGACATGCCAGAAAGAACCTGCAACAAATTATTAAACTGCTGCGCAGTTGAATTATTAGCAGCATTAGTTGCACCAACATATTGTTGTGTAGGATTCGTATCCAAACCGTAAGCCTGCATCAACTGTGACATATCGTTGCCAACTTGTCCAGAAGAAACACTCTTGCCAGCATAAGGATTGTTCGGATTCTGTGTAAGGTAATTAATCAAATCGTTGTAAGCATTAGTAGTCGTGCCAGTGGCATCGCCATAGGCACCAGAAATGTCACCCAACTGACTAGCAAGATTAGCATCAATAGAACCAGTAGCAGTATTAGCTGCAGTGTTAGCTGCAGTACGTTCTCCACCAAAAGAATCTTTCCAAGTACCACCCGTGTAATAATTACTAGTATTTGTTTTTAGATTGGCTTCATCGCCCCTAGCCTTGGCAAGTGCCTCGGCAGCAATTTTACGGTCTTCGGCATCTTTCCAAATCTGCCATGCAAGAGTCTTTTTGTTCGTATTCGCATTGGCATTAGCAGAAGCAGTACCAGAACCAGAACCACCAGAATTAACAACAGGAAGCTGACTCCAGTCAATACCGCCAAAATTATCTTCTCCAACCAAATCTTCGCTCATATCAAACCAGCCCTTCTATTCATAATGATTGCAGCATCCTCAGACTGAGCACGTGTCTTCTCGCTCTCAATATCAGCAAGCAAATTCTTGTAGTTACCAAGACTGTCAAAACTCTGTTTGTCAGCCAAATAATTTTGCTGGTCGTAATTACCTTGCAATTGACCCAAAGCATCAATACGACTTTGAGCCAATCTGTTAGCACCAACACCAGTAGCACCACTCTTCACATTTGCCGTATTGCGTCCACTGCGACCAAACGAAGCAAACAACTTAGGAGTTGCATCATTATAACTCTGAGTCAAATCTCTCTTGCCACGATTAAAAGCATTCTGTGAAAGAAAACGAGAGTATAACTGCATTGCCTCATTCTCGCCATATGCGTTCTGCGCATTACGGCGACGAGCATCGTAAACGGTTGGGTCATAAGCCATTAGCGTTTTGCTCCATACTTCTCAAATTGTGGCTTCTGTTGCTGTGCAACTGAAGCCTTCATCATTTCGACATCTCTACGCAAAGACTCAATAGCCTGAATCAACGAAGACACAATCTGACGGATAGCAATAGCATCAGTAGACTTCAACGTTGTTACAACAGGAATTGACAGTGGTTCCATCATGAGAATATCGATGTCCCCAAAACAATCTGGTCACTGTCACCACTAACAGGACTAGCCAACTTAATAGAAGTAATTGCACCATCAGCAATAGCAGCAGTTTGGATTGCGCCAGCAGTAAAGTTTGTACCTGCTTGTAATGCATCAACAAAGTTTTTGACAGCAGTAAAGTTGCCGTTAGCCTCAGAGGCTTCGGCAATGGTTGCGTCGACAAATGTATTCGGAATAGTTAGAGCCATTATCCAGTGACCTTTCGATTATTATATTTATAGGCAATACTGTCAATGCCCCACTCGCCACCAGTTGGACCAGTAAACAAAAGTTGCACACATCGTGCCAACCCAAGATTGGAACCACGACGAACCTCTGCACCTTGAGCAATAACACCCCAAGTACCACTTCCCCAAAGCATTGTTCCCCACTGTCCACCACTAGCAGAAGCAGGAAGAACAATATCAATGCTCTTGCGTTCGTTACCAACCGCTTCTTCAAAATTGTGAAACACTTTAACATTCAATGTACGTTGCGTGTCTACCTGCTTGAGAACAAAATCTGGTCTACGGAACATCTTCTTCATCGAATAGTTGTTTCCGTCAACCCAACCTGTGCGGTAGTAGGTTGCAAAATTTACTTCTACCTGACTAATAAAATCCGTCTCAGATGAAAACACTTCCACCTCCAACACTCTTGGGAGTGTTGGATGTGCAAGCACAGGTACACTCACACCAGCAGTTGTCTTAAAATCTGCTCCACCAACAAGACCAAATCCATCTGCAGAAGACAACCTATTCCAAGAACCACCCTGACCAATGCTTGGGTCATAAACCAAATCAGTAGTTACTTCGGTAGCAGCGACACCAGTTGAGTAAGGAACGGCAAGCCACACCCTGCGGTTAACATAAGACACACTTATCTTGCTGCTGTAGTTGCTGTTAATGTATCCAAGTGGATACACAGCCTTGAGGTTCTGAAACAAGTCAACAACCGTGTTTCCGTTGTAATAAAACAATCCCTTAAACCCAACATAGAAATACACACCCTGTTCAGACGATGCAATATGAGTTGGTAAATCCACACCAAGATTAGACGACAACTCAACAACATTGTGGTCAGTCGAGTCATACCCAAACAAAACATAAATAGCCTGTGGCTTAAACACAACCAAGTGTCCGGCAACAACAGCAAGACCTGTTATGCCATCTCCACCACCGTTGAAATCAATATAATCTGCTTCAAGCCAATCTTCAGGCAAACCTTCGTGAGACCAACGCAGACGATTGGGATAAACAACACCATTTTCTTTTGTGTGTGCAACAAACATTTTGTTTGTGTGCTGAATAGTGTGTTCTGCTTTGGGAAAGTGTCCACCAACAGGACTTGCATAAGCCTGCCATGTTGGTCCACTTGCGGTCAAAGCAGTTGCATAAGTATTAGCAACTTCCCACTCATATGTTGCAACGCCGGCTTGTCCAGTCGTAATGTACATCGTCTTGCCCCACTGGGCAAGCGATGAACCACTTGTGCTTGCAGAAACAATAGGTGTACCAGAACCAAAATCCAAACGAGTAAAATCTGTTCCAGTACCCTGATAAACAGATGTTGCGGTAGTCAACATCAAATACTGTGAAGAACCCTTGAACCATGTAAGACGCTTCGGAGCCCAAGTACCAGACACACCAGTAGTGTTAATCTCCCTAAATGCTCCACGACTAAACAAACCACCACGAGGGTCAATCTCGACATTCAACATGTCGGGAGACTCGTTCTTGGACAACTGAAATTGGTCTGCCCGAAGGTTCAGACCACCAGTAAAATCGTCGTATCGTTCAATGACAATCTGTGACACTACAAAGTCCTACCAAGAGTCTGTAGCCAACGCTTCATCGTTGGATACTGTCTTCCACCAGACATAATAACTGGCTGTGCACTAGAAGCTTTCATCAAGTCTCGCTTAGCAATAGCCACACCTTCTTCAAAGGTGCCAAGATACATCGCAGCCAACTGAGCATCCTCTTGACGCTGATAAACACGAGCAAGAACAAAATACGGAAGGATTGCATGAAAGAATTCATCAAGGTCAATGTTCTCGGTAATGTCCGTTAGCCAGGTATAAACAGGATTACGAAATGCTCGCACAGTCATTGGATACACGATGTCTGGCTTAGCCCACAATTGTAACTTTTTGTCCCAAAAACTATAAAAATATGGTCGGCTAGGAACATCCAAGTTACCCAACCAAGTCTCCTCGGCCTGATTGTAATCAATCAAGGTAAGTCTTGCACCCTGAGTCGATGTGTCCACAACAGAAATGATTTCTCGAATATCCCCAATTGTAGATATTGTGTACTCACGCTGATTAGCAACAGTATTAAACGTATACGTTTCTTGCAGTATCGGCCAACGGCGTTCTAACGCATAAATGCGTTGGAACCCCTCCCGAGCAAACTGGTCAATAAGCGTATTAGACAAATCGGTTTCATCAAGGTCGGCC